CCGCGAAAATGCCCCGGGGGTACATTTGGCACAACAATTCCGGATTGGAACCGGAGGAAGTAGGTGGATAGTGCCTGAGACAGATAGTATTCCTACGCAGAGGATTGTTTATAACGACGACATCAGTGTTGATCAGCGAATTAAGTTAGAGCTTGGGTACATTTACGCCACTCTACATAGCGGCGGAACTACTGAAGCCGAGAAAGCTAAGAATGTTGCTGACTTCATCGAGAAGTTATTCCCCTACATCAAGAACAACACCCCTGTCACATAGAATCCGTCAGGAGATGAGATGAGCAATAAGGTAATTGTCCACAAGGGTAGAACCAATGTCGTTCGGGTTAACTTGGGAATCGACGTTTCTGCTGACGTGATTTTCAGTGAAGTTCGTTCTGAACCAGATCAAGATTCTGTCTTGTTGATGTCATGGCAAGTTGATTTTGAAACTGACGGCACAGATGGAATGTTAATTTTGACAGTGGACAATACTATCACAGCTCAGATCGAACCCAGTAATGGTTGGATGGATCTCAAACGAGTTAGTGGTGGCGAGCCCATTTCTGTCTTTGATAAACCGCTTGAAGTTAGCTTCAGAGGAACGGTGACTGCATGACTAACTCCGTCGAAGTTGATTCGGACACTCAACTGATTCTTGTCAATCCTTCGGCGGAAACAGTTGAGATTCTTAACTCTGGTCCGCAAGCGCTTGTTCTTGATCCGGCAGAGCATCCCATTCAAGTTATTAACGCGGGACCGCAAGGTCCTCCGGGTACTCCGGGCGGAGAAGGTCCACAAGGTCCTCCCGGTGATGGTGTCCAAGCGCAGAGCATGACCGTCGAGTCACCTGGACCCGTGAGTATCTTTGAAATTTTACATCCGTATGACCACGATCCTTCTGTCGAGATACGAGACACAGCCAACACGGTTTGTATGGCTCCTACAAGTTTTACGACAGGGAAAGTAATCGTCAACATCTCGCCGCTCAGCATGAGCTTGCGGGTAAAACTCACACCATAGGAGACCCATGGCTTCAATTCCATTCTTGGGTAGTCCGGATCTCGGTAATCTGGACATCCTCAACGCTGCTTTACAGAAACTGGCATCTGATCCTGGCTCTCCTGTTGAGGGTTTTATCTTTGCCAAGACCGGCGCAACAGATCGAGTTCGTGTCAGGCTTGACGGCGCGTGGAAAGATCTCGCATTTACCTCGGACATCTCGGGTATTGGTGCTGGAACTGTCGGCACAACCGAGCTTGCTGATGACGCGGTTACGTATGCCAAGATTCAAGAGATGGCTGCGAACACGGTTTTGGCAAACACGACTGGTAGTTCAGCTAATCCCACCGGTATTACCAAAGCCGCGTTCATTACCTGGCTTGCTCTTGCTCTCGGTGACATCACTGGCGACGGTGCTCTCGCGGCTAAGAACACGATTGCTACTGGTGACATCGATGACGCCGCGGTTACCGTTACCAAGATGGCCAACATGGCAGCCAACACGGTTTTGGCCAACATTACCGGTGGTGCCGCGGCTCCGGTTGCCAACACTCTTGCTAACTTTAAGACTTGGCTTGCGCTGAGTCTCTCTGACATCTCTGGCGACGGCGCCCTTGCCGCGTTGAACACTGTTGGCACTTCGCAGATTGATGCTGACGCTGTTACCTACGCCAAGCTTCAGAACATTAGTGCTACGAGCCGAGTGCTTGGCCGTATCACTGCTGGTTCGGGCGATGCTGAGGAATTGACTGGTGCGAACATCCGTACCATTCTTGGTACCCTTGATGCCGATACCGTTGGTGGTCAGTCTGCTGCGGCGATTGTCACGTCTGCTGCGAACACGATTCGCAACGGTGCCGGTGCAGCGTATGACACGTTGATCGAGATTCAGGCTTTGCTTGAAGCTGATGACACTGCTGACGCGTTGATCTCTGCGGCTGTTGCCAACAAGAATGCCAAGGGTGTTGCCGCTGATCTTGGTACCGCGGCTGCCGACGCAGTTCACAACCATGCACTTAATACTCGTGATGTCATTTGCCAGTTGGTTCGCAAAGCTGACTGGAAGCATGTCGAAGCTCCGTACACTATTACCGATGTTGACAACGTGACTTGGAACCTTCCTGCTGCGCCAGCATCTGGCGAGTACCGGAGCATCATCATCCCAGCGGCGGCGTAGCCCATGGCTGTCATCGATGTTCTTGGAGGAACTGAACAAGACGTCCTTGACCTCCAGGCTAAAGGTCATCCAGGTAACGCGAGCATTGATAGACGTCGTCTGTACATCAGTGATGGTGGGTTTGTCAGAGCAATTGACGTTGACGGATTTGATCAGTTCGACGTAGATCAAACAATTTTCAGTTATCGTGGTGCTGCTCGCAAATGGGTTTCTGGTTTGGGCGGTCGTACCGACGACAACCCAGCTATCTTTATCTGGTGGGGCGATTCAGTTACCGAGCTTATGTACGGCAACCCTCTGTATCGATTCAGAGAACGTATGGCTCGGTACAACGGAGGGCGCGTTTCTCCTGGCTGGATCTCTGCCGCACCACTTAGTAGTGATGTACTTTCGTTTGGTGGTGGAGGTGTTAACCTTCTTCATACTGAAGCATTCCGACTTAGTACTGGTTCTTATGGAGCTAGTGGTGGAACGCAAAACATTGCGATTGAAGCCGGACTTGCACTTTATGCCTTTCGTCTTGCCAGCGGTTCTGTACTTACTCTTTATCAAGATCCTAACAACGATGGTACTTGGACAGATCAGGTTGTTGCGTCGTTGGAGTGGGCTAAGGCTCACATTCATTATACCGCCTATGGCACAGACGCTTCTGTTGGATCACTTGAAGTTCGTGTTGATGGGGTTCTTGTAGCTACTATTAACGGTTATGATGCTGGTTTGGCCGGTGGTCAACTAGAATCTGGTCACGTACATCTTTGGGATTCAGCAGACATCTCAAGAGCACATACTATTACACTTACTGCTACTGGTGGTATATTTGATGTCGAAGGCATCTACTTCGCCCATCACGACGAGACTGTTCTGGTGTACAACGGTGGTAATGCTGGAGAAAAGTATGATGATTTCTTGGCTGTTCCGTCAGGTCATCTCTTGCCCCCCGCTTATGAAGTTGCCGCATCTCTTCAGCCACATGCCGTCCAATTGGCATATGGTTTAAATGATTACGGAGATGCTGGTGGTGCACAAGATTTGTATGATCAGATAGCAGAATCAGTTTCTGGCGTTAAGCTGCATGGCATAGATCCTTCTGTGGGAGTTCTTATTCCCTACGCTTCAGGCGCTCGTACGGATTGGCCTGATTATGTTGTAGCAGCAAAGGATGCTTGTTCAGATAGTAGAGCTTGTTCTATTGATACTAGCTGGATGCTTGACGGACCTGCCAGCACCAGTGATCCACAGGATCTGGTTGAGACCGAAGGTGGTCAGCATCTTCATCTTTCCCAAGCTGGTGGTGAAGTCTGGGCTGACTTGGTTTCGCGATTCTGGTTGTGTGACAACATCAACTGGGCAGACGTTCTTGCCTATACTGCACAACGTTTGATTAATGATGAGCGTTCCGCGGAGTTTACTGGGTCGGGTTTTGAAGCTGGTTTAGTGGTTACCAAGCATGATGCTGGCAAAGCTTACTTGCTTCTTCGTGATGACAAGTATCCGACTGCAGCTAGCACCGGTTTGATGGGTGAGATCAGTCTTACCGGTCGCGGAGCTACGACGCTGTTGGGTGCTGGTGGTCTTAATGGACTTGTCGGATTCCGATTTCGCGCTGCTTCTACTTGGACTGATACTTCTGCCCCAGGTGACATTGAGTTTTTCAACTGTGCGGCTTCGTCGGTAACTGTTGCGGTTCGGATGACTCTGCTTGCCGGCGGTGGTCTCAAGTTTCCTGAGATGACTCCTCCTGCTGGTGCGGCGAATAACGCGATTATTGCTGGCCGCGACGTAAGTGGTAAGACTGAGCTTGGCGTTGTGATGCCTGATAGTTCATTCAGGCCAATTGTTGGCGACGACTATACTAATCCTCATATCAATCCTCGAATTACACTTCAACCAACCGGTTGGTTAGCAACAACGGTTGACCGTAGCTCTGGCACAATCACCAACGTTGCAACTCTTACCACGCAGAAGTTGTTTCTTGTTTCGATTGAGCTTCTTGCGGGTATGTTGGTTACGAACATTATATTCCACATCGGTGCAACACAAGCGGCTGCACCAACTAACTGGTGGTTCGCTTTGTATGACAAGAATCGGGCATTATTGGGGCAAACAGCAAACCAAGGTACTACTGGTTCGGGATTGAATGTACCCGTGTCAAAAGCATTGAGTTCCGCATATTCTGTCACGGTTTCAGATTTGTATTACCTTGGGATTATGTTCCATGGTTCGACCATGCCGACGTTGCTGTGTTCGTCGCCAAACGCGTTGGTATCTTCGATGGCTCCGATTTTACAAGGTAACACTGCCGATACGGGTTTGACTACTACTGCACCTAACCCTGCAGGAGCTATTACTTCTGGTAATACTCGTGCATATGCTGGCGTTTCATGATATTAGAAAGGATTAACCAATGACATACGGTCCCCTTTCTATGAAGGGTGCGTTTGATTTTGAGCAGCATATTCCAGGAACAATTGGTGTTCCACGAGCAGGTTTTGCTCGTTTGGGCGTTGATTCCAACCTTATTCTGAAGTGGATTGCTCCTGATGGAACGACATATCAGGTTGCTAGTAAGAATCAGCTTGATGCTCATATCGCTGAAGTTAATCCTTTTGAGCACACAGCATCTAAAATTCAATCGACTGATGGTAATGTTCAAAGTGATTTAGATGCTTTGGATGCAAATAAAGCCGATAACGCTGGTATGGAGGCTGCTTTAAGGGCGGTTTCTTCTTCGCCAAACACGATAAATATTAATACTGCTGTAGCGGAATCGAATCTTCTTTCATTTACTTTGGCTGGTGGCGTGCTGGCACGCGATGGAGACATGATTATTATCGAGGCGGCTGGCGATGTTCTTGCTAATAGCGGTTCACCAACTTGGCTTTGGAAGTTCAAGAGTGGTGCCATTGTAATGGATACACCCGCTACCGCGATGGCGATCAGCGGCAATCTTAGACGATGGAAATTCATTGCGACTATTCTCAGAACAACGGTTGCCTCTCAGATTATGTCTGCGAGTTTGTTGGTTTCTTTGCCTGTTGCTACGACAGATTTCAATGCCATTGATCCTCTGCATACCTTTGTTGGAAACTTGACTGATTTTGCTGCCACAGATTTCAATGGTAACACGGTTATTGCGTTGACGGTTCAGATGAGTGTCTCTAGTTCTGCCAATCGAACGCGCATGTATGGTTATAACGCCAGAAAGGTGAGGGCTGTCTAATGCCTGATAATATTCTCCTCATCATGATGGATGATATGCGTTACGATGAGTTGCAGTACATGACCAAGACCAGAGAACTTCTTGGTGGACAGAACGGAACAGAGTACACTTGGTGTCATTGCAACACTCCGCTTTGTTCTCCGACGCGTGCAGCTATCATGACTGGGCAATTGTCGAAGCATCATACAATTGTTACCAACTCAATGAACACCGCGCCTCTCTATGCCGATAGTACCTTTGTTGCGATTGGACTTCAGGGGTATAATGTTGGACTTGTGGGGAAGTTTTTTACCGACTTGGCCGCAGAGACCATGAAGGCTGGCTTTGATTATTGGAGAGCCCTCAAGGGCGAAACTGCTTATGGTATTTATGACTCAGTTGATTACATTATTACCGATGGTATCAATAACTTTTTCCCCGACAAGTATCAAGATCATTATTTGACTGGGCAGGCTGTCAACTTCATGCGCGATACTGAGCCATGGTGTTTGTGGTACTGTCCTACTTCTAATCACTGGCCGTGGCAGGATCCACCTAACCATCAAGATGAGTATCTCTTCAAGGACTTCACTATCCCAGTAGAGACAGATAGATCTGATCAACCATCATTCATTCAGTCGCTTTCGAATCCTACTGAAGAAGAAAAACAGTTCCTTATCAAAGATGAGCGAGCCCGGCTTCGTGAATTGCAGTCGGCTGACGATTCCGTTGCAGCCTTTGTGAATCTTATTGAAGCTACTGGTATGATGGATCATACCACAATTATTTTCACGAGTGACAACGGCAACATGATGGGTGAACACGGTATCTTCGGGCGTTTCGCTGATTCTACTGTCATCAACAAGAATGTTCCTTATTCACAAGCTATGCGAGTTCCATTGTTGATCCGCAGTCCTTTGTTTCCAAAGGGTGAAAAGGTGAGTGTTCCTACGCAACACGCGGACATTGTTACCACTATGTTGGCTAGAGCTGGAGCAAATGCTCAGCGTCCAAACCAAGCGGGTTCAAGTTTGTTGAACATTGCCGTCAACCCGGCAGGGTTCGCAAACCGTGGCCTACTCGGTTATCGGGATACTGCTGGAGATGGTCTTACATTGCCTTCCGCGGACATGTGGACTACAGCTACTCACAGACTTGTCAGATGGCAAGGACAAAGTCCTCCAAACACCTATCAGCTATTTGATCTTATTGCTGATCCTGGAGAGAACACCAACATAGCATATAGTAATGTAGGACTTCGTAACAGCATGGAAACAGCCATGCAAACCGCTCTAAATGCGCCATAGAAAGGAATGACATGGCTGGCGAAATCAATGTAGTTTCTAGGACTCAGATCATTGTGGTTCATCCTGGATCCAATTCAATTGCTATTATCAATGCTGGCCCGCCAGGTCCCGGCGGTACAGGTGGACCCGGTCCTGCTCCTGAAGCAGAGTTGATCGGTGACATGCACGTTACTCAAGTTACCACGCTGACGGACATCTATGGCGAGCAGCACGTCACTACCCTTACTCCTTAGGAGAACTCATGGCAACCTTAGAAGCGCGTCTTGCTCCTACTTGGGGAACGCTTGCTGAACTGAACGCGTCAACTATCATTCTTAGGAGAGGTGAGCGTTGGTTCCGTATTGATGCTCCTGTTCTCAGTGATCCAGGTAATCCCTTTGATGGCCTTCCTAATCCTGCTATGCAGTGGAAGACTGGTGACGGAACTAAACGTTTCAACCAGATTGCCAACTATGATCCAATTGGCGTTGGCGGTACTTCGGGTGGTCCTGGTTCAGTTGAAGTTTCTCCGCATAGTGTTTTGGCCAACCTTACTGCTGAGCCTGGACCAGGGGATTCACTTAGAATTACTTTGCAGCCAGGAGATGATCCCGATACCACAAACACGCTTTTGGCTGAATTGGGTATTGGAGATACTTCCGGAATTTCTGCCATGCTTGGTGATGTTTCGGTAGAGGAAGTAGCTACTGGTGGCTTAAGAGGCGTATTTGATAGGTTTGCGGGTAGGACGGCTACTCCCCCTATTGCTGTTACTGGCACTCTTACAAATGGTAGTGCTACTATTACAGTAGGTTCGCCTCTTGATTCCAGAATTGGTATTAATGCGAGAGTGTTTGTGCTTTCTGGTGGGACAGGTCTTGCAAACCCAGCATACATTAACGCAATTGCAACAGACCGTTTGAGTTTTGCTGTCACAAGCACGATGTTTGTGCTTACGCCAGGTAGTGGTACTCCGTTACTTGCTACTGCCCCTGGTAGTCGAAGTCTTGAAATCAGGGACCCCAATGCTAATGCGTTTGGGATAAACTTCGATGGTATTCCGAAACAAAACGTTTACAACGGTCTTTATGATTGGCGATCGACTCCAAACCCCCTTCAAAGTACTAGCATTACTGGTGAAACGACTCAATCTAGAGTTCTTAATGGTGTTCTCCATTGGAGAGCGGCACAGGTTAATAGTGGTGCCTGGGAACAAATTACCGGAGCACAAGATCTTCTGCTCATTACTCGCCAGATTGTTGCTCCTGTAGGTCCATCTTCGCATCATACCTGGGCTACTTTGCCCGCGGCTGGTACTGCTGGAGCTGAATTTCTTTCAGAAACTAATGGTCGTCACCGATTCAAATTGGTCATCCCAGACGATTACTATACTCAATTCATGTTTGGTTTGGATAATCTTATTGTCGCTGGCACAAGCGTCTCTACTATGTGGGTTGAGTTCCTTGATCCTGTTGATTCCATTTGGAAAGACATCACAACCAGCCGGGTTACTGTTTCGCTTAATACACCAATTGATATTTGGAAAGAAAGTGCTGTTGGTACACTTCACGCTGCAGCAAAGACGGCCGCAGCCCTTAGCCCAAGCCGTAGTGTTTGGGGTCGAATCATGGGAACAACGACTGGAGCAGCTACTGGTAACCCGCAATTCACTAGCGCTTGGACACTACTCAAATGACTCCTCCTCTTAAACGAGGCGGCATCCCTATGAAGCGCGGAGGCGTTCGCCGTAAGCGTGGGATTGCTGCTCCAATCGGTTTGTCTATTTCAACTACCAGCCTGGGCGACATGGTTGAACTTCAGGCTATTCCTTCTCCTGGTTTTCCTGTCGTTGCTGTTGGTGGTGTGTTTGCCACCTACGTTTGGGAGAAGGTTAGTGGTCCTTCTTGGTTAAGTATAAGTGGATCTGGTTCCACCGGAAGAGTTCTTGGTACGCCGCCTTCAGATGCCGCAGGCGATATTGTGCTTCGCGTTAGGGTTTCACAGCCTTCTACCGGTCAAAGCTTTGAGCAAGATCTTGCGGGAACTGTAGAAGATGTTCCAACTGGACCTATTCTTGATATTAGCACTGACACTCTTGGTTCTATGACTGAGGGTGAAGAAATTCCTGCTCCTGGGTTCGCGGTAGTCGCTGTTAATGGTACTGGACCCTATCAGTGGTCTAAGGTGTTGGGGCCAAGCTGGCTTATTATCAGTGGTACAGGAGCTACGGCTCGTATCACTGGAACACCTCCTGTTGGTTTCTCTGGTGACACTAGTTTCTGGGCGAAGGTCATCGATTCTCTTGGCCAAGAGAAAGCGAAGGTTCTTACTGGACACGTTGATCCAGATACTTCAGTGTTGACCATTACTAGTACCGACCTTGGCGATATGGTTGAAACTGAAGCTATTCCTGGGTTCGGCTTTCCTGTTCAAACCGTCAATGGTGTGGCTCCGTTTACTTTCGCTAAGATTAGTGGTGCTGCTTGGCTTAGTGTTGTCGGTGGTGAAAGTTCTGGTAATGCTGGTATCGTGGGAACCCCACCGGCAGGTAGTGCTGGTACTGCTAGCATCAATGTTCGAGTCACAGACTCAACTGGTGCTACAGATACGCAAGTTCTAAGCGGAACCGTTACTGAGCAACCGACGAGTGATTTCGCAGGGTACTTCGATCGCCGTATTGGGTTCACTAAAAACCTTGCCGGAGAAGCTCAACTTGAATCGACTTGTGATCTTATTGCCAGTGGTACTGGTTCAAATCGTATTGTCGGCGGTTTGATTCGTTTCGATTGTGGTGGTCAGCAGATGGGCGGCAGTAACGTTGCTCAACTTCCTTCATCTTATGAAAGTCTTATGAAGGCCGTTAGGGCTAAAGGTGTGTTTACTGCTCCGATTCTAGGTTATACCAACAAAATCGATCAACGTCGCCTTACCTTTCAAGGTTCGATTCATGCGGCGAAATATGTTACTTGGAATGGTCTTGTTGGGAACGGTATTCATGCTCAACTCGGTGTTGCTGCGATTACGGTAAACGGGACCAACTATCCCGCGCTTAGGCCAAGCGCAGCCAACAATTATTTTGGCGGGCCTAGTGGCGATGGATGGTATGGAGACCCGGGTGGTGGCGTAAGTGTTCATGGACCTGGCATTCCTTATCTTCAGAATCAAGCCTGTAGTATTCAAAGCGGATCTAATATTTTAACCACTACTTTGCCAACCGGTAACAACCCAGGGGCCAACTGTGGGAACGGTTGGGTTGGACAGAAAATTGAATGCTCTGGTGTTCCTGCCGGGACTACTGTTACCGCGGTTATAGATGGAACTCATCTCAGAATGAGTGCCAATGCCAACGCTACCGGTTCGAGAACCTGTATCATTGGAATAGATCAGGGGGCAGCAGGAGATCCGCCAAGACCATTCTTGGTCAAATCACACGCTACGGGTTCGGTTGGACTTAAGGTTTGGAATCCTAGTCGAGGCACTCCTCCTGTTGAAACCACAGAATACCAAGATCATTTGAATGTCGGTGCAAGTGGTACGTATTACATCGGTGGAACAAATCAGGCACTTGATCATAAGATTTGGTATGATGATCCGCGTGATTATCAGAAGATTGTTCACGAAGTTGTTAAACAAGGAAATGCCTTTACACCAAAACCAATTAAACGAGCAGAAGTTTGGAACGAAATGCCATGGGGTATGGGTGTTCGGCCTGTTGTTGATATTGCTCGCGCTGGTCGGATGCTTTGCCATGCTTATGTTGGTGTCAAACTAGCGGATCCTTCGGTGATTGTGTGTTTGCCTTCTTCTGGCCATGTTGCAGACGATTACAGTGGAAACCAGTTCATGAACAACCCTGACTGGTGTGAAGCACTGCTGAACTTCTGGTACAACATTGATCCTAACTATTTTAGTGACTTGCTTGCTGCAAATAGTTTGACTAAAACCAGAGCAGTCAAGATTCCAGGTGATGAATTTGCTGCTCACCCTTACTCTAATAATCACCTCAGCCCAACTGATACAGGCATGGGGCAATGTGCCAACGTTTTTAACCAGATTGGTGAAGCGTCGGGTGGCGAATATTTACCCATTGCTCCTACCGAGCAGGGCGTTAAGTGGGATCGCAATGCTGGTGGAAGTGGCGTAGGTGCTTGGTTAAATGCGCAAGGCGGTTTCACTGCCTACAATAACTTCTTCAAGCTTTTGTGGGGCGATATTCCTTGGTCACACAATAGGCTTCTCGAAGGTCCTGGCGCTGGCACAGAAAAGGCAACCGGTTCGACAAACACAGCTACTACAATTACTTTGGCAACGCGTCGTGCCAAGATGAAGCAGGTTTTCAGTTGTGCAACCATGTTCGCGATTAGAGAGCCTGGTGACGCTAGCGGTAAGTATGGAATTCGTTGGGGATCTGATGGTTCGCAGAAGTACATTATTGACACCAATGATCCGATGCATTCCCTTCGTACGCTGTAGAAAGGATTAGCCATGAGCGATATTCCAGAATACAGAACCGGAGAACTTCCAGACATTGATCCAACCATTGGCTTACTTGTTAACACTTCTGATTTGTCTAAACCAACGCCTGAAGATGGCAACCAACCAGAAGAAGCTGTTCAAGTTCCGTCAGAATTAATTGAACCTGAGGAAGTGCAATGGCAGGACTAACAAGAAATCAAACTGTTAACCGTGCTTTGTCTTTCAGAGGTGTTTCTGAAAGTCCTCCGTATTCTAATCGAGTTATGTTCTCTGCTTGGTATGGTTTTGTTGGGCCGTGGTGTGCGATGTTCGTGAGTTATGTTCTGTATCATTCAGGACATCCACTTCCGATTCGTACAAGGAAGGGATTTGCTTATTGTCCGGATGTTGTCAACTGGGCTCAAGCTAATGGTCGATGGTTTACTAATCGATCTCAAGCTAAGTCTGGTGATTTAATTCTGTTCAGTTTCGGTGGTCGAAGGGCAGACCACATTGGTATGGTTGTTGGTCGTCTTTCTGATGGTCGTATGCATACCATTGAAGGCAATACGGGCTCGAACAATCGAGACGGTGGATCAGTTCAAGAACGTTATCGAAATTCAGGAATTATTGGTTTTGTTCGTCTTGATTATCCCTCGACGCCTCCGACCCCGCCCCCACCGCCAGAACCTGAAATCAAGGAGTCAGACATGTTGTTTTTCTTTAACTACGAAGGGGCAACACGAACCTTCATGAGCGATGGTTTCCATTATCGAGAGGTTAGTGACAAGGATGCGGACGTTTACACATTCTTGTATGTAAATCTACATGGAAAGCAGATCCCTAAGGTCACTCTCGACGAGAAGCAGGTAAAACGAATGGTCAAACTTGGGCCATAGTATGAAGGGAGGCTAAGTGGCAAAGCGTAAAAGTCGTAGACCGGCTTCTACAGAAGAAGGTAGAGAGGGTCAGCTAGTCTCCCTTGCCATCGATTTGGCTGAGAAACAACTCGTAGAAGGAACCGCGACCTCACAAGTTATCACCCATTACTTAAAATTGGGTTCTACGAGAGAAAAGTTGGAGCAAGAGCGTCTTAAACGAGAAAATGAGCTTCTAAATTCCAAAGTAGAGATGATGGCTTCAGCTAAACGAGTTGAAGAGCTATACGCCGCTGCTTTGAGTGCCATGAAGTCCTATGCTGGTCAAACGGATGACATGGATGAAATTGAAGAGGTTTATGATGATTAGATCATATTCCGAACTACGAAGACTAGACTCTTTTGACGCTAGATTTGAATATTTGAAGCTCAACGGGCGTGTTGGGCGGTCTACTTTTGGGTTTGATCGCTATATTAACCAGAAATTTTACTCATCTTATGAGTGGAAACAGGCTAGGCAAACCGTTATTCTCAGAGATAGAGGTTGTGATTTAGGTGTTCGCGGCCACGAAATTAGTGGTGGTGTCGTTATTCATCACATGAATCCGATGAATTCTGATGACATAATTCACCACGAAGAGTGGATATTTGACCCAGAATTCTTGATTGTGACCACTAATTACACGCATAATGCTATACATTATGGTGATGACAAACAACTTCCTAAGATTGTTGCTTCAAGATCCCCAAACGATACCAAACTATGGTAAGGAGTAAGAATGACCGATAGTGTTGGAAATGTCGAAGCGTACGAGGAAATTCCTCAGCCGGATAGTGATGTTACCGCGGTGGCCAAAGAGGTTCTCGCTGGCATGTGGAGTCGTGGTCATCGACGTACTGCGCGTTTAGAAGAGGCTGGATACGACGCGAAAGCCGTTAACGATGAGGTTTCTCGACTTCTCGGTAGGTAGTCATGGAGGTGACTCATGGAGCAAAGCATTTTAAAGAGCACTAAGAAGATTCTGGGTCTTGACGCAGAATACACCCCTTTTGATTTGGACGTCATTACCCATATTAATGCAGCTTTCTCCGTTCTTGATCAATTGGGTCTGGATCCTGCTGGCGGATTCTCAATTGAGGATGCTACTACAGATTGGTCTGAGTATCCTGTTTCGCCATCACAACTCAACCTTGTTAAGACGTATGTTTATCTAAAAGTAAGAATGGCGTTTGATCCTCCTACCTTTTCTTTTCATATCGATGCTGCAAACGAACAGATCAAAGAATACGAGTGGCGGTTAAATGCTGCTAGAGAAGTCGCCTTAGAGGAGGTTCCGTGACAACAGTTGATGAACTTATTATTGAACATTACGGAGTCAAGGGCCAGAAGTGGGGTGTCCGTCGAAAGCGCGGATCTGGCGGCAGGGTTAGTGATGATTTCCGAGATTCAAGAGAAATTACACGTAAGCCAGTTTCACAGCTTAGTAATCAGGAAATTAAGAAAGCTAATGAGCGTTTGAATCTTGAGCAGAACTTTAATCGTATGAATTCAACTAAGGTACAAAAAGGACATTCTAAAACCAAAGAATTACTTGCTGTCGCAGCAACAGCGGCTACTATGTACAATATGGTTAACAGTCCTGCAGGCCAAGCAGCGATTAGAGCAGGTAAGGCATTCATCGGTCCTAGTCTTAAGGCTGGTGTTAGAACGATCGGTAAGTAAATGGAGACGCTAATCAGCGTTCTCAAACAGTTTTTCTCTTTGTTGACAAAGGGTGTTCCAAGCACCAAGAGATAGGAGGTGCTGATTGTTATCACTATCTAATACAGCAACTCCTTACTACTACGGTTTGTTTCGGGATGCGGTCCTTGCCGGGGACATTCCGGTCAACCGTGAGATCTCTTTAGAGATGAATCGTATTGATGACCTTATTGCCAATACTAACATTTATTATGATGATCAAGCAGTTCATGGGTTCATCAAGTATTGTGAATTCGAACTGACACTTACCGACGGAAGTGATCTACATCTTCTAGACACGTTCAAGTTGTGGGCAGAGCAGATCTTTGGTTGGTATTACTTCGTTGAGAGAAGTGTGTATCAACCGAACGATGATGGTCATGGCGGTCACTATGTCAAGAAGACAGTCAAGAAACGTCTAACGACAAAGCAGTATCTGATTGTTGCCCGCGGTGCAGCCAAGTCAATGTATGCACATTGTATACAGGCCTACTTTCTTAATGTGGATACGTCCACTACACATCAGATAGCCACTGCTCCTACCATGAAGCAGGCTGAAGAAGTTATGTCGCCATTCAGAACAGCGATCACTAGAGCGCGTGGACCGCTGTTCAAGTTCCTGACCGAAGGGTCTCTACAGAATACTACCGGGTCAAGGGCACAGCGAGTGAAGCTTGCTTCCACCAAGAAGGGTATTGAGAACTTCTTGACTGGATCTCTGCAAGAGATTCGTCCTATGACCATCAATAAGCTTCAGGGTCTTCGACCTAAAGTCTCGACTGTTGACGAATGGCTGTCTGGAGACATTAGAGAGGACGTTGTCGGTGCAATTGAGCAGGGCGCATCGAAGATGGAGGACTATTTGATCGTTGCCATCAGTTCTGAAGGAACTGTTAGGAATGGTAGTGGCGACACAATCAAAATGGAACTTGCTAGCATACTTAAGGGAGAGTATCAAGCTCCTCACATTTCGATCTGGCATTATAAACTAGACGATGTCGAGGAAGTCAATGATCCTTCTACCTGGTTGAAGGCAAATCCGAATCTCGGGAAGACGGTGACCTATGATGTTTATCATTTGGACGTTGAACGAGCAGAGAAAGCCCCCGCGGCTAGAAATGACATTTTGGCCAAGCGATTTGGAATCCCTATGGAGGGATACACGTACTTCTTCACTTACGAAGAAACGCTCCCTCATCGCCCAAGAGAATTCTGGGGACTACCAGCCGCATTAGGGGCAGATCTTTCACAGGGTGATGACTTCTGCGCATTCACCTTTCTCTTTCCCCTTGGCAACGGAGGTTTTGGCGTCAAGACCAGAAGTTACATTACGACTTTGACGTTGATGAAACTCCCTGGTGCTATGAGATCTAAGTACGAAGAGTTTATTTCCGAAGGAAGCCTTCATGTTCTTGAAGGCACCATCTTAGACATGATGGAAGTCTATGATGATCTCGATGGATTCATCCAACAAAGCGAATACGATGTTCGTTGTTTTGGGTTTGATCCTTACAACGCCAAAGAATTCGTTGGAAGATGGGAAGCCGAGAATGGTCCCTATGGAATCGAGAAAGTTATCCAGGGGGCAAAGACAGAATCAGTTCCGCTTGGAGAGTTGAAGATTCTATCTGAAGAACGAATGCTCATATTTGATCAAGATCTTATGTCCTTTGCTATGGGCAATGCGGTTACGCTTGAAGATACTAACGGAAACCGAAAGCTTCTGAAGAAACGTGCCGAAGAAAAGATTGATAATGTCTCGGCCATGATGGATGCATACGTTGCCTACAAGGCCAATAAGGAGGCATTTGAATGATCATTGATGAAGACGATTTCCTTGAGCATTTCGGAGTCAAAGGTCAGAAATGGGGCGTTCGTAAAAAGAGAGAGTCTTCTGGCGGCAATAAGCCTAAAAAACTTAGTCGTAGAAAAGCTCGAAGAGCAGTGGCGCAAAAGAAAGCCGAAGATCTTATCAATACTGCTCTTAAAGATCCTGATGTCATCATTAATCTTAACGGACGCATTCTTGTAACTGGTAAAGAATTTGTTAATCATATGGCTAACGGTGGATTATTGAACGTTAAGACCAGTCGAATTTATGCTCAGCAAGATAAACCGGATGGCCCATATGTCGTGCGATAAAGGAGGTGAGTCTTGCCTATTCTAGATCGACTTAGAACTGCTTGGAACGCGTTCGTTCATAATCCAGAAACCTTAACTGGTCTTGATTATACTAGTGCCTCTTTCGGATCAACACCTCCTTCTCGATCAAAACTTCGTTTTTATAACGAACGATCTATCGTTGCATCAATTTACAATAGGATTAGTATTGATGTAGCTGGAGTTCCTCTTCGCCACATTAAACTTGACGAGCTTAATCGATACAAAGAAGATGTGAAAAGTAATCTGAACAACTGTTTGATGCTAGAGGCAAATCTCGATCAAGCGCCAAGACAATTTCGCCAAGACATCGTCATGACGCTGTTTGACAAAGGCGTTGCTGCGTTGGTTCCTGTTGATACGACGGTGAATCCAAACACAAATGAGATTGTTGACATCTTCACTCTTCGCGTTGGGGAAATTGTCGATTGGTATCCGAAGCACGTTCGCGTTAGTGTTTACAATGAGAAAACAGGGAGGCGACAAGAGCTTGTTCTAGCTAAGCGCTTTGTTGCCATTGTTGAAAATCCGTTGTATACAGTAATGAATGAACCAAACTCAACTCTTCAGCGACTGATTAGGAAGCTTGGTCTTCTTGATGCAGTAGATGAGCAGTCGAGTTCTGGTAAACTGGATCTTATCATCCAGCTTCCTTATGTCATTAAGTCTGAAGCACGCCGAGTCCAGGCAGAGCAAAGGCGTCAGGACATTGAGCTGCAATTGAAGGGTAGCCAGTACGGCATTGCCTATACAGACGGCACTGAGAAGATCACTCAGCTCAATAGGCCTGCAGAGAACAATCTACTTAAGCAGATCGAGTATTTGACCAACATGTTGTATGGACAACTCGGTATTACCGAAGAAGTAATGAATGGTACGGCAGATGAAAAGGCAATGATCAATTACTTTAATAGGACAATTGAACCTATTGTTGAGGCCATTGTCCAAGCTATGCAAAGATCATTCCTAGGGCCGGTAGGTACACTAGAGCAGCAGCGTATTACTTACTTCAAGGACCCATTCAAACTTGTTCCAGTCAGCGAGGTTGCAGAGATTGCTGACAAGTTTACTCGGAATGAAATCTTTAGTTCGAACGAAATTAGAGGGTTTATGGGAATTCCACCGTCCGACGATCCAAAGGCCGACAAACTTGTCAACAGCAACATGCCACAACCACAGCCCGATTCAGTGGCTTAGTCTTTAGAAAGGAACAGTCAAAATGGAAGCAGATTTCAGCGGCTACGCCACTAAGGCGGGGCTCAAGTGCTCCGACGGTCGGACCATCATGCCTGATGCATTCAAACATCAGGATAAGATGCAGGTTCCTCTTGTCTGGCAGCATGGTCACAATGATCCGGAGAATGTTCTCGGTCATGCGATCCTTGAGGCTCGACCAGACGGCGTTTACGCCTATGGCTTCTTCAATGGTACCGAGAAAGCAAAGTCTTCTCGTGAGCTTCTGGAGCACAAAGACATCAACATGATGTCTATTTGGGCCAACGATCTCATTGAGAGGGCTGGACGCGTTCTTCATGGAGCAATCCGTGAGGTTAGTCTTGTCCTTTCTGGTGCCAACCCAGGTGCGATCATCGAGAACGTTACTATTCGTCACGCAAATGATGACGAAACCGTTCTTGAGGACGAGGCTATCATCAAGACTGGTCTCGAAATTGAGCTTGGTCATTCTTCTACTAATGATGATACTGAGGATACCGAAGATAAGACGGAAGAAAAGACTGAGGACAAGGAAAAGAAGACCGAAGAGAAGACCGACGAAGACGACAAAGAACTCGAACTTCAGCACGCTGAAGATGACGAGAAGACTGTCAAAGACGTCTACGATTCAATGTCGGATGAGCAGAAGCAGGTGCTTCACTATTTGGTTGGGGTTGCCTCTGATAATGGTGATTCTGTTAAGCAGGACAACCTCGATGACAAAACTGATGATGACAAAACCGATGAAACCGATTCGAAAGGTAACGAAATGAAGCACAACGTCTTCGAGACGGGTGGCGAAACTGCAGCCAAGGCTGAGGTGACGCTGTCTCACGATGACATGACCGCCATCTTTGCTGATGCAGCCAAGCCCGGTAACACGCTCAAGGAAGCTGTCGAGAGCTATGCGCTTTCTCACGGCATCGAGGATATTGATCTCCTCTTCCCTGACCACAAGAACCTCTCAAACACGCCTGAGCTTTGGGGCCGCCGCGTTGAGTGGGTTTCGACTCTTCTTGCTGGTGTTCGAAAGAGCCCGTTCAGCCGGATCAAGACCATGTCTGCTGATCTGACGGTGGCTGAGGCTCGCGCCAAGGGTTACATCAAGGGCAGCCTGAAGAAGGAAGAGTTCTTCCGGGTGTCGAAGCGCGTTACGCAGCCGACGACCATCTACAAGAAGCAGAAGCTCGATCGCGACGACATGGTCGACATCACTGACTTCGACGTTGTGGCCTGGCTCAAGGCTGAGATGCGTCTCATGCTCGATGAGGAGCTTGCTCGCGCCATTCTCGTTGGTGATGGCCGTGCGGTGGACGATGAAGACAAGATCAATGAGGACAGCATTCGTCCCATTGCCAGTGATCACGAGGTTTACACCACTACGATCAATGTCAACATCGACGACGCCAGCTCCTCGATTTCCGAGGCTCTCGACGCGATGGTTCTGAATCGTAAGGAGCTTCGCGGCTCTGGTCTTCCGACCTTGTTCACGACCGAGACTTACATCGCTAAGTTCCTCCTGCTCAAGGATGGTATGCAGCGCAAGATGTACAAGAGCCTCGATGAGGTTGCTAGTGATATGCGTGTTGCCTCGATCGTTCCGGTCGAGATCCTTGAGGAGTACACCGATATTGTCGCCATTCTTGTGAACCTCAACGATTACGTCGTTGGAGCCACCGCTGGTGGTCAGGTTTCCATGTTCGACGATTTCGATATCGACTACAACCAGTACAAGTACCTGATTGAGACCCGGTGCTCCGGTGCTCTCACCAAGCTGAAGTCGGCTATGGTTGTTCGCAAGGTTGCTGGTACTGCGGTTCTGGTTGCTCCTGCTGCGCCTGCTTTCGATGGTGATGGAATCACGATCACCAACCAGACTGGTGTGGTCTACCGTAACGCCGCTACTGACGCTGTGATGAACAACGCCGGTTCGCCGTACGCCGTTGCTGACGGTGAGACTGTTGGTGTGAAGGCTGAGCCTGCTTCGGGTTACTACTTCGCGTCCAGTGAGAACGATGAGTGGGAATTCACTGGAGAGGCCTAATAACCAGGAGTTAAGATGGCAAAATTCCACGGGGACGTTGGTTATGGAGACCCTGTAGAAGCTCCGTCGGGTTCGGGTAAATGGAAAGATGTAATGACTGAGCGCCCATATTACGGCGACGTTACTAGGAACACTCGAAGGCTTGAGCCTGGAGAAACGCTCAACAGCGATATTCTTGTTGATAACACTATTTCTATTATGTCTGATGAGCACGCCATTAAGCATTTCTTTAAGATCAAATACGTACGATGGGCGGGGGTGCGCTGGACTGTCACAAACGTGGAAGTCAAGCCCCCCCGTCTCATCCTAAGTCTTGGGAGTGTTTACAATGGCCCAACGCCTTGAGCTACAAGCCGTCCTAACAGAGATTCTTGGGACCGATCACGCATATTTTCAACCGCCGCCTAATATTCAAATGAAGTACCCCTGCATTGTCTATAATCGAGATAATGAAACGACTAGATTTGCAGACGATAAACCTTATTCGCGAACCAAGCGGTATCAGATTACTGTCATTGATACAGAACCTGACAGTGAGATCCCAGATAAAGTCGCACAACTACCTATGTGCACGTATGATCGGTTCTTTACAGCCGACAACCTCAATCACGATGTGTTTCAACTTTTCTTCTAGGAGGAAGATCAAATGACCAGACTTCTCTGGGATCAGCTCGGAGAGCGTACTTATGAGACTGGTGTCGATCACGGTGTTCTTTACATCCCTGATGAAACGGGTGTTTATGATCTCGGTGTTCCGTGGAACGGCCTTACCAGTGTCTCTGAGACGCCCTCTGGCGCTGAGGCAAACGCTCAGTATGCCGACAACATTAAGTACCTGAACCTCATCTCGGCCGAGGAGTTTGGTGCGACGCTTGAGGCGCTCACCTACCCCGACGAGTTCGCACAGTTCGACGGCCTGGCCGTGCCTGAGCCTGGTGTCGCTGTTGGACAGCAGCCGCGCAGGTCCTTTGGGCTTTCGTATCGGACGCAGATCGGTAACGATCTTGAGGGTACTGCGTATGGTTACAAGATTCACCTTGTTTACGGTTGCGTCGCAACCCCGTCTGAGAAGGCGTACAACACCATCAATGACTCCCCTGAGGCCATCACCTTCAGTTGGGAGATTGCTACCACTCCGGTTGCGGTGACTGGTCTCCAGCCCACCGCGCTGATCGTCATCGATTCCACGGTTGTTCCCTCTGCGGGTTTGACCGCTCTCGAAGATGAGCTGTATGGCGATGCAACCACTGGTGTTGCTAACCTTCCCACGCCGGATGCGGTGATTGCGCTGGTTGCAACTCCGTAAGTGACAGGAGATTAGAGGATGCTCAAGATCACAGTTCCTGGAGACGAAAATTTCAACGACGAGACACAAGAATTTGAAAGTACCGGGGACTTTGAGCTGGAGCTAGAGCATTCTCTGATCTCTTTGTCAAAATGGGAGTCAAAACATAAGAAGCCTTTCTTGGAGAAAACTTCTAAGACTCCTGAAGAGATCCTTGATTACATCAAGGCAATGATTGTCACTCCACTTTACCCAGATGACATCTTCATACATCTATCTCAAGAAAACATTAATCAGATCAATGATTATATAGAATCAGCAGAGTCAGCTACAACATTTGGAATGATGCCAGAACAAGGTAAGGGCGAGACGATCACTTCCGAGTTGATCTATTATTGGATGGTTGCTTTTACCATTCCCTTTGAAGTTGAGACTTGGCATTTGAACAGGCTATTTGCTTTGATCCGTATTTGTAGTATCAAGAACTCCAAGCCTAAGAAGATGTCCAGGCATGAATTGGCAATGCGAAATCGTGAACTTAATGCTAAGAGAAGAGAACAACTCGGCACTAGTGGATGATCGGAGATTAAATGAGCACGCTTGTTTGGCATAAAGTTGAAGAAAGCACTTATGAAGCTGGCGTAAGCAAAGGCGTTCTTTACAAGCCCGATGGCACTGGTGTTCCTTGGAATGGTCTTATTTCAATGGAAGATGGGACGACCACTGACTTAGAGCCTTTGTACTTTGATGGTGTAAAATACGATGATGTAGTTACTGTTGGCGATTTCTCTGGCGTGCTCAGGGCCTATACATATCCCGATGAGTTCTTGGCATGTGAAGGTATTGTTGAGGATCAAACAGGGTTTCAACTTACTGCTCAGGCTCCACGTAAGTTTGGCCTATCGTATCAGACTAAAATTGGCGACGGTATTAGTCAAGACGCTGGATACAAGCTTCATGTCTTGTATAATCTCACCGCCGTTCCAGCACAGAAAACTTATCAAACTATTTCCGATAGTCCAGAAGCGGTTGAGTTTGAATGGCAAATTACAGCTATTCCTGAAGAGGTAGGGTACTATCGTCCTACGGCTCATGTTATATTTGACAGTCGAAGGATTGATCCATTCTTGCTTGCTGATGTCGAAGCAGTTCTTTATGGCGATGACGAAAGAGAAGCAATGCTTCCCACGCTGCAAGGCCTTGCCGCCTTTGTTAGAAAGTGGGAGCGTTTCGTCGTTATCGACAATGGCGATGGTACATGGACGGCCGGTTCTGGTCTTGAGGGTGTTATCACGATGCTCGATGCCAATAGGTTCCAGATCAACACTGAAACAGCCACATATTTGAGCACAGACGAGTATCAACTTGAGAGCAGCGAGAAGAACGAGGAGGATCTGTAATGGGTATCGTGAACGGCTATACCGCCGAACATATGGAACAAATCAAGAACAACGTCATTGTCGATGGTAGTGTGATCGGTAATGATCTTCACTTGGTCAAGCAAAGTGGTGCTGTAGTCAACGCGGGAAATGTCAGGGGAACTGCTGGCACCAACGGAACCAACGGAACCAATGGCTCTCCTGGAGCAAAAGGCGATAAGGGTGATCCGGGTACTACTGGTGTTTGGTATGCTGCCGCTAGCCCCGCGGCAATCAATCCGGTTGATGCAACATATAAAACTTTGGGTACTATCACTATTCCTGCCGTTGCATATGCTCGACAGGTGTGTTTCTGGGGTCAAGTTTCATTTCTAGGTTTGACAACTGATGTCGCGGTTTATCGAGCTGCGATTCGTCTAGGTACTGGATCTTCGAACAGCCACCTTCCCTGGTATTGCCCGACAACAGGTCTTTCCGGAGCTATTGCTCTTTCTACTGGCCCCATCGCGATTGGTGCTGGAGTGTCTCCAACATACAACTTTGTTGTTCGTCGCGACACCGGTTCTGGCGGGCAGACTGATGGTGATCCTGCTCAGACTAAATTCTATGGACTCGTCACGACTGTTTAGGAGACATTGTGATCAGTGTCACCTCACCGGGTTCGTTTGAGAAGACCACTAAGTTTATGCACAACATATTAAGTGGTCGAATCTTCAGAGTTCTTGATCGCGGTGGGCAAAAAGGCGTTGAGGCTCTTTCGGACGCTACTCCAATAGATACAGGAGAAACCGCAAGTTCTTGGTATTACAATATTGAACACGGAAGAGGATTCTATTCCATCATTTGGTATAACAGCCATGAAGATGGTGGCTCTCCGGTTGCGATATTGATTCAGTATGGGCATGGAACAGGTACTGGGGGCTATGTTCCTGGTAGAGATTTCATTAACCCGGCTCTTAGACCAGTGTTTGACAAGATCGCTGACGATGTTTGGAAGGAGGTGAGAAATGGCTAATGTTGAGGAACGCATTGTACGAATGGTATTCGACAATGCCACATTCGAAAGAAAGATGGCGGCAACCCTTGCTAGTCTGAACAAGTTGAATCAAGCTCTTCAGTTCAAGGGTGCTCACCGAGGTTTCGCAGATATCAACACTGCAGTGAAGAAGGTCAGGTTCGATCCTCTTCTCAATTCAGCTAAACAACTCGACCAAGCCTTTCGCCTTCCAAACGCTCACCGAGGAATTGGTGATTTAGGTAGAACAGCAAGAGGTGTAAACTTCAATCCTCTGTTTGACAATGCCAGAGAACTTGATCGAGCGTTTCAGCTTAAAGGAGCGCATCAAGGTCTCGCGGATGTGGGTAAAGCTGCACAGTCAATCAACATTGCTCCACTTGGACAAGCAGTTGAAGCTGTAGGTAGCAAAATCTCCGGCATGAGTATTGCTGCTATTGCGGCATTCGCCTCTATTGGTGTTGCTGCAGGAGTTACTGCGTTCAAACTCACCAACGCATTTACGTTTGGCCCAATTCAATCTGGTTTCCAGGAGATGGAAACCAATATGAACTCGATCCAGACTATCTTGTCGAACACGGCAACTAAGGGTACCACGCTTGATCAGGTTAATGATGCGCTCGACCAACTGAATACATATTCCGATCAGACGATCTATAACTTTGGTCAGATGGCCAAGAACATCGGTACATTCACTGCCGCGGGCGTTGATCTGCAGACTTCGGTCAACTCGATCAAGGGTATTGCCAACCTAGCAGCTTTGTCCGGTTCAAGTTCCGAACAAGCCTCCACAGCTATGTATCAGCTATCTCAGGCTCTTGCCGCTGGCAAGGTGTCTTTGATGGACTGGAACTCCGTGGTCAACGCTGGTATGGGCGGTGAAGTCTTCAAGAATGCGCTGTTCGAAACTGGTAAAGCAATGGGAACGCTTGCCGATGTTCCTTTGAAGCAATCTTTCACTGAGTGGGAAGACGCAGGAAATTCCTTCCGAGATTCTCTTCAGGATGAGTGGATCAACGAAGATGTTCTGACAACCACGCTTGAAGCATTCTCCGGTGACCTTACATCGACTCAGTTGCAGCTTCGAGGGTTCAGCAAGAAAGCAGCCGACGATCTGGTTGCTGTTGGTGCACAAGGCCAAGAAGCCGCAACTTCGGTCAAGACCTTGACCCAGCTTCTGAGCACGGTCAAAGAATCTATTGCCACTGGTTGGGCTGACTCATTCAAGGCCATCATTGGTGGTTTCGACGAGTCAAAGCGTTTGTTCACTAATATGAACGATTTCATCGGTAAATTCGTAGAGAAGTCTGCCGACCATCGTAATAAGTTGCTTCTGGCATGGAAAAACAATGGTGGCAGGTTCCTTCTACTTCTTTCGTTCAAGATAGCTATTGAAAACCTTCTGGCGGTTTTGAAGCCAATCAAAGATGCCTTCAGGGAGATATTTCCTCGGACTACCGCTAAAGATCTTATTTCTATGACGCAAGCCTTCTTCAGGTTCGCGCAAGCACTGAAGCCTTCCGAAAAGACGGTCGAAAACACCAAGCGCATATTCAAGGGCTTGTTCTCAGTACTTGAAATCGGTTGGACCGTTCTTAAAGAGGGAATCAAGTTCATTGCCGGACTTGTTGGAGCACTCACTGGTCTTGGCCAAGGTAACTATCTGGCTGCCTTTGCCAAGATTGGCGATTTCTTTACGGAACTAAATACCAAACTTGTCTCCGGGGGTGGAATCAGAGACTTCTTTGAAGATCTTGGAAGCCGCGCAAGAGCTGTGGCTGAAATTCTTGGTCGACTCAAAGACGTTGTGTTTGGGATTTTCACCGACTTCAATCCAGCTCAGTTTGAGACTCTTGGCGGGTTGTTTGACCGCCTTAAGGAACGAATCAAGCAATTCTTCGGGGTTTTCCGTAGTATTGGTGACGCAGCTTCGGGGGTCTATGGACCACTTGAAGCGGCTTTCGACGGAATCACGGGAATCCTTGACAAGTTTATCAGTAAGTTTGGCGGATTCTTCGAGAAACTTGGTGAGAAGATTGCCAAGCTCATGGGTAAACCCGATTTCAGCAAGGTTCTTGACGCGGTTAACACCGGTCTCCTTGGCGGAATCGCGTTGCTTATCTCGAACTTCTTGAAGAAGGGAATCGCGGCCAACTTCAACTTTGATATTGGCGCAGGATTCCTCAAGAGAATTGGTGGAACGTTTGATCAGTTAACTGGTGTTCTTAGTGCAATGCAGCAGAACATCAAAGCTGATACACTCATGAAGATCGCTAAGGCGATCGCTTTGCTGACTGTGTCTGTCGTGGTCTTGTCGTTGATAGATTCAAAGGCTTTGACCGCGGCTTTGGGCGCAATGGCTATTGGTTTCGGTCAACTCATGGCTTCGTTTGCAATTATCACGAAGCTTGCTGTCGGTCCTAAGACTGCCGCTAGTTTGAATCTGGTTGCGGTTGCGATGCAGATTTTGTCTGGTGCAATTCTTACTTTGGCTGTTGCAGCTTTGTTGATTGGAACAATGGATTGGGATGAATTGCAACGTGGTTTGAGTGGCATAGCAATTCTTCTTGCCACAGTAACCACTTCGGCTATTATCATTTCCAAGTACTCGGGTAGTTTCATTCTGGCTAGCGTTGGAATCGTAGCTATATCTGGCGCTCTCATTCTTCTTGCCGGAGCAGTTAAGATATTTGGCACGATGGACTGGGATGAAATGGGCAAGGGGCTCGCCGGTGTGGTCGGTAGTCTTCTGGCTATCGCGTTGGGCATGCAGATGATGCCTCTCAGTCTTCCTATTACTGCTGCTGGACTGATTCTTGTCGGTATTGCTCTCAATGCTATCGCTGGTTCTATGAAGATATTTGCCTCGATGGACTGGGGCGAGATGGGTAAGGGATTCGCTGGTATCGCCGGTGGGCTTGTTATTATTGCATTGGCTATGAATATGATGCCGCTTACACTACCATTGACTGCCGCTGGTCTCGTGCTGGTTGGAGACGCGCTTCTTCTTATTGCTGCTTCCATGAAGGTGTTTGGTTCCATGGAGTGGGAAGAGGTTGGTAGAGGTTTGGCCGCGATGGCTGGTTCTCTGCTTATTTTGGCTGTTGCTACAAATGCTATGAGTGGCGCCATTGTTGGCGCTGTCGCGATTGGCATTGTTGCTGCTTCGCTTATGCTTCTTGCCACAGTTCTTCAAACCTTTGCTGGTATCAGCACTGAGGATCTCAGGACGGCACTTATTGGTATTGCTGTCGCGTTGACAGTTATCGGTGTTGCTGCATATGCTCTTGGGGCCACAGGTGCAACGGTAGCAATCTTGGCACTTGGTGGAGCCTTGCTCGTCCTTGGCTTGGCATTCGCCGCAATCGGTGGAGCAATGTACCTCACTGCCGCGGCTATGGAGAAGTTTGCCAAAGTCGGTGGCGATGCAATGGATGTCTTCACGCAAATGCTTGTTCAGTTCGGTAAGAATCTTCCAATGATTGCGAAATCGATTGTTGACGGCATTATTGGGTTGATTCACTCACTTATCGATGGCGTTCCGGCATTGGTCGAACTCATTGTCGTTATTGCCAGTGAATTGATTGATGGTCTTACAAAGTTGGTTCCTAAGTTCATGAAGTTCGGTAAGGAGACCATTCTCGGAATTCTTAAGGGAATCAGAGAAATGGCTCCGGCGCTTATTTCGGTAGGCTTCTTCGTTCTGACGAAGTTCCTTGACGGGCTTAAGCAGAACATTGATGAAATTGCCAACTCTGTGATTTCGATTATTCTTATTTTCGTTGCCGCAGTCACCGAACGAATGCCTGAGATCACTGAAGCTGGTGCTAATCTTCTGATTTCTTTCCTTCAGGGTCTTACTGATCATGTTGATGATATCATGGACGCAGTCACTGATTTGATCATCACCTTCATCGATGAACTCGGTAAGCATTACGGTGAAATTATCGCGGCAGGCGCAAACCTGTTGATCATGTTCATGTATGGTATTGCGGCTAACGTTTTCAGAATTATTGGTGCAGCTACCATAATCATTACTGAATTCATCAGAATTATTGGTGCTTCGGCTACTAAAATTCTTGTTGCTGGCGTCAAACTTATTCTCGACCTTCTCAATGGTGTTGCGGCTGCTATTCCTTTCATCGCTGCCGCGGTCGGAGACGTGGTTGTTGCGTTCATTGAGGCTCTTCGTACCCAGGGTTTGAGAATTCTGTATGCGGGTGTCCAAATGATCATCGATTTGATCAAGGGCGTTGGGCGATCGGCGAAGAAGGTTATTACTGCTGGTGTCGATACGATTATTAGCTTCATCAAAGGTCTTGGCAAGAATGCACTCAAACTTGCCAAAGCTGCAGCAGATGTGATCATTGACTTCGTCCGAGGACTCAGGAAGGCTATTGACAGTAAAGGTGGAGAACTTCGCGAGCAGGGTCGCTTGCTTGCTGGTGCCATTATCAATGGTATGACCGGTGGACTTGCCGGAAACGGTGTGCGTCTGGTCAAAGCTGCTATTGAGAAGCTTGCCGATGCCATTCCTGGATGGGCTAAGAAGATTCTTCACATCAACTCACCTTCGCTGGTCTTCAAAGAGATCGGTTCAGGAATTGTTGAAGGTCTTGCTATGGGAATCACTCCCACCACAGATCTCAACAAGCGAGTTGAAAGTGTTGCTGCTCGAACTGTTGATGCGATCAAGAATGCTCTCGATATTCTCGGTACAGAGTCTGAATTCAATCCAGTCATCACTCCGGTTCTTGACCTGACGAAGGTCCAGACTGACGCAGGTAAGATTGGTAAGTTTATGGAGAACACCTCAAAGATGTCACCCATATTCTCCTTGGATCAGGCTCGTGTAATCTCTACCGCTACGACAAGGCGTGATACTCCTGAAGACAAGATTGAAGGTTCGTCTTCGAGTGGAGTTAACTTTGAGCAGAACATCTATGCTCCGACAAGGCTGAGCACGAACGATATTTACAAGCAAACTCGTAACCAGATTGCGATGGCCAAAGAGGAGTTGCGTATTCCATGAGAGTCACAAGCATTGCTCTATATTCAGACACGACAGAAGAACCTATCACGTTTGGCTTAGGTGATGCTGATCGATCGACTCAATACGTGGTGCGTGCCATTACAGGGCTGGATGCCGAAGAGATCATTCCGAAATTCTATGCAAGCGGGCTGGAGACAGGACCAAAGTATTACGACTTTGGGTTGAAACCAAGAGATATTGTTATGCGTATTGTGTTAGAACCACGGTTTCAAGTTAATGAGTCTATTGCGGATGCTCGGGATGAACTCTATCGGCTTATTTCTCCATCGAGAACAGGGTTGATCACGATTCAATTCTTGTCCGGTGGAACGACGGTTGCTCATGCCAAAGGACATGTTGTTAAATTTGAAGCTGTCCACTTCGCCGCGAAGCCTGAGGTTCAACTGACGATTCGTTGTGATGATCCGATGTTGAAGGCTATCAACCCAGTTCTTCTTGGACCAGGTGAGTTGAGTCAGTCTAATCCAGTTATTATCCCCGACAGTATTTCAACTGCACCGCATGGATTCCACATGCATGTGGTTTTTACTCAGTCTTCACTTACTTTTACCATTCAGGACAAGAACGCAGATCCAGAGTGGCTGTTCCAGCTTGTTCCTAATGGCGGCTTCCTTGTTGGGGATGAACTTCATATTTCAAGTGACTTTGCTGAGAATCATCTTTATATCGACCGCGGAGGATCCATCATTCATTTGGTGGACAGGCTGCAACCAGGTTCTGTTTGGCCGATTGTCTTCCCTGGCGCGAATTACTTCTATATTCTGGAAGTTTCCGATGGTGTGTTCTTGTTCGATTGGATCGACTTCGAGTACTATCCGGCTTATTGGGGGGTGTAGGTATGAACGTATTTAAATTCACTCCTGGCGCAAGTCCAACCCTCCTTGAGCAAGGACAAATGATTCCTAAGCCTGATAGTATCATGTGGACCGAGCGATACAGGGATCCTGGTGAGTTTGAGATCGTCGCGCCAGTTAGTTCAGGTTTGAAGGAGTTTCTTCCAGAGGGAACCATTATTTCCCATACCGATACCATGGAAGTAATGATCGTCGAGAATCATGAGATCTCTGAAGAACCCATGGAAGATCCCATTCTCACTGTTACTGGTAGAAGCTTTGAAAGTTTCCTTGAGAATCGAATTGTAGGGACTGATCAAGCTAGAGCGTCTTCAACCATTGTTCCTTACGAGTTATTTGGTAATTCAACGTGGCATCAAACCGTCGCGATGATCAATTCACACATTGTGGATCCATTTGGCGATTATGATGGTCTTCAGTATGTTGTCGCCGAGCACTCTATCGTGGACCCAGAAACCACTACCACTGAGGCGCGGACTATCGACCGAGGAAACCTCCATCAGCGATCAGTGGATATCTTGGCGGTCGATGATCTAGGTATCAAGACGATTCGAAGAAGTCCGTTTCCTGAATATGGTGGAGATGACACAAACATCACTCTACAGGTTCATAACGGTCTGAACCGATCTAATGAAGTCGTGTTCTCGTGGAGAAAGGGTGATATCGAGAGCGCCGAGTATTTGTTCAGTGCCAAGAAGCTCAAGAACTCAGCTTTGATTCAAGGGCGTTATGTTCAGACCTTTGTGGATCTGGGTCCAACGAGATACAACAGGCGTACGATGATCGTCGATGCTGACGATATTGATGGTCACTTTGATGCTGTTCCAACAGGTACGGCATTAGCACTTGCTCTCGTGGCAATGCAAACCAGAGGTAGGCAGGTTTTGAAGTCTCAGAAGCGAGTAACCATTACTCGAACTGATGTTTCGAACCTATCTCAGTATCAGTATCGTAAAGATTATAACATTGGCGATCTGGTGACAGTAGAGGGCAACTTCAGCCAGGTGCAAGTCATGAGAGTCATTGAGTTCGTCGAGATTGAGGATGAGAACGGAAGAAGCGCACATCCGACCTTGTCTATTCCCGGTGACGAGGAGTTTGAATCAGCTTAGGAGACGAATGAGCGACAGTACTTACGACAAACTAAAGTGGTTCACTCATCTTTTACTTCCAACCTTAGGAGTTTGCCTTTTCATCTTTAGCGTTCCGGAAGAAATTCTTGGTGGCATCCTGATTCTCATTACGATCCTTGAAGTGACGCTGCAGATCATCTCAAGACGCTATGAGAAAGAGAACGAAGGCGAGCTAATTGTGAAAGAGGATGTGGATGGCCATAAGTCATTCTCATTGAAGCTTGGTAAAGAGCCAGACGAGCTTGCCGGGATGAGTAAGGTCTTCTTCAAGGTAAAAAGAGGCACCGCCTAAACCTCGCAACATAAACACGTCTTATAATGAGACTACGAAAGGATGTTTATGTTTAGGAAGAAGGCCCACGCCCTCGACGAACCAATTGAACAAATTCTTGAGGAATTGAGACAATTTAGCCCGGAGACCCCGGAGTACCGAGAGGCAGTTAACCACCTGGAACGACTGATGAAGCTGAAGAACGAAAGTTCTCGCCGAGTCAGTCCAGACATGATGGCGCTTCTGATCGGGAACTTCGCGATTACCATGGCAGTGCTCAAATACGAGAAATTCGATGTGATTACGACGAAGGCGCAAAACTTCCTTCTGAGGAAGTAAACCCGGAAGTAGTGAAAAGCTTAGGAGCTGTGTGAAAGATTACACGGCTTCTTTGCTTTTCGCTGCTTCTACCGGGATTTTAAATTTTGCTGGCTATTTCTCAAGAAAACACCCTCTAGATCGAGCTGTAACAAAAATTCAAAATGGAAGTTGGGTAATAGGTCCAGAAAAGGGGTCGAGCGTCTTAGAACGCGAAATAGAGGCCTCTCGTCGAAATGTCCGGTTTTTTGCCCCAAAAAAATCCCGGGGGAGACTTTCCAGAGAACTTCGCAGGATTTACGGGTCATATAGTGAGACCCTAATCAAGGAGAAGACTAATGCTACCATTCATCGTCTATCGGATGTACATCGCTAAGCGAATTCGTCGCACTCGCCAGAGGACTGAAAACCTCAAGCGAACGACTGAACTCGTCAAGCAGATCGACGCCGAGAAAATCATGAAGGACGCAATGGCCAAGAATCCATTCTGGTCACAAAAGGGAGGGCTCTTCTGAGCCTTTCTTTTTCGCAAGTTCTACAGGCCATATAATGAGACCCAATTCAAAGGAGACACAATTATGGCCAATAACATGGCCTCAGACAAAGTAGAAGCGGCGCTCGTTTCTGTCCTGGATAAGCTTCCGGACTACGAGCCTGGAGACCAACTCGTCGAGTGGGTGTTGATTGCATACGCAGCCAACCCCGATCCTCAGAACGAGGAGGAAACCGGCAACTCGTATCCAATGCTGTTCTCGAACGGAAACATGCCCGACTACCGTGCGCTGGGGCTTTTGCAAGCTGGCATGATGTATGTCACAAAAGGAATGCAGTAACTCAAGAGGAAGTACCCTACGGGGTATTTCCTTTTCGCAAGATTTACAGCTCATATAATGAGACCATCTGAAAGGAAAATCATGGCACGCACATTGCAAATTGGCGTGTCCAAGCCACAGGCGGATACGACTCCCGAGCAGGAGATCGTTTCATTCGAGCACAAGGTTGCAGTAGTAACCAGCGTGATCGAGCGGAGCGTCAAGCGCGTTGGGATGGTTGTGTGCGCTTACGTGGTACTGGACACAGTCCGGCAAGTCGTTGTCAAGGCAGTTGAACTTGAACGATGACTCAGAGAGAGGGAGTCCTACGGGGCTTTCTCTTTTGCCTCGCAAGAAATACGGGTGTTATAATGAGAAGACAGTTCAGTCTGGCTGACTGATAATGGATAATACGACCCATACCCCACCCCGCGGTGACGCAGGATTGGATAGCTGGGTTAGACAAGGACCACAATCCGCTGTCTTCTTTTTTGCTTTTCGCAAAATTTACAGCTTATATAATGAGCCCCTACAAAGGAGACTAATCATGTGGAAAGACAAGCTTAAGGAACGTTGGAACGAAGATCCTGTGACGTGCATCGCCGTAGCATCGGGAGCAACCATCGCGGTTGCAACCCTGATCAACGCGTTGGGCGGACTGCAGAGTCGTCGTGCCTACGCCAAGCAGGTCGACTACAGAGTCAACACACCAAGGTGACTCAAGAGGATTGCCCCTACGGGGGCTTTCCTTTTCGTTCGCAGTTTCTACGGTTCATATAATGAGACCACCCTAACGAGAGGTTAATAATGGAAACCGAAACCATGCAGGAACTGGCTGACGAAGCCCTGGAGATTTACGAGACGGGAATTGAGATCCTGCTGAAGAAGAGTGATTTGAGAAAGATCTTTGTTGTCATCGTGGCAGCAAACGTCGTCTCACTCACCGCCGCAGCAGGAGCCAAGGTCGTCTTGATCCACCAGCTTCGTAAGCGAGGCCTGACAAAGGTGACCTACGACTTTAACGAGAAGGAGTAACTCAAGAGGATCGTCCCTACGGGGACTTTCCTTTTTGCTCTCGCAGGATCTACAGGTATTATAATGAGAGGAGAGGTGAGACACGCATGAGTAGGAGAATTACCTACCCACCTGGTGCGGGATAAGAACCGCTAAATCACAGTTTGCACTGGGCTGTGATACCCCAGCTTCTCTCTTTATTTTTTTGTCTAGGAGAAACATGACCAAAGAAGAACTAGAGCAGATAATCGATAAAACCGAAGAGGTGCGGCGTCGTGTCACTGGAGACATGCGATATTTGGCTGGGATTCAAGTTCCACTCAAAGCCAAGAGAGAAACTATCACATGGCAAATTGACGCAAACGAACGTGAGATCGCGAAGTTAAAGGGAGAAGAAGCTACTTTGATCGACCAACTTAACGCATACAAGGCTATGCTAGGAGATTTTGATGATCCCCGAGTTTGAAGTTGAGATATATCCTCGCCGTGGAGTACTTGGTAAGAAATGGTATTGGCGGCTTCGCGCAGATAATGGGCAGATTGTCGCTGGTTCCAGAGGTGGTGTTGGGTCTGGATATGCCAACGCTGGTGAATGCGCCAAAATGGTGGATAGAATATTCCAGACAATGTGGATAGTTAAGCGAGTTGAGAAATAAGCCTCGCAAGATTTACCGGTCATATAGTGAGAGAGAAATTTAAGAGAACCGGTTCTCACTTTTTTCTTTTTCGCCCATCAACCAAGGAGGCATTATGTATAGTGAATATCATGCTGTAAATTATCAACAGCCTCAGCCTTACTACCAGCCGCTACCGGTCTACTACGTACCAAAGCGGAGGTACGGGTTTTGGAATTTTGTTCTTGACATCACCTTGATCTGCCTCACCTGGGGCGTTTGGATCATCTGGATTTTCATTAGGGAGCTGCGTAACCTGCGATGACTAAATTAGCTGACTTCGTTACGCTGGTAAGAAAAGGCACAAAACAGAATTCTCCAGTTATTTTGTCTGCTGCAGCGGGATTAGGTACGATCGCGACCGCATATTTGGCGGGACGAGCTTCATTCCAGGCTGCAGAGCTTATTCGTTTGGAAGAAAGTGGTGAACCACACCCGGATTCATCAGAAAGATTCAAGGAACGATTCCGTCTTGTATGGCACCTTTACATCCCAACCGCAATCTCCGCAGGCGTTACGATCGTTTGTGTCGTCGGGGCAAATCGAGTGGAAGCTAGCAAAACGCTTGCCGCTCAGACTGCGTTCGCTGTCTCTGAACGAGCATATTCTGAGTATCGAACCAAGGTTATCGAGCAGTTCGGTACTGACGAAGCTGCCATCACTAAGGGTAAGCGTGCGGATCAGTCCATTCGAGATTCAATTGCGGCGGATCGAGTAAAGGAGAATCCTCCACCGGATATTCTGGTGTCAGGTCCGGGTAATGTGTTGTGCTGTGAGCTGTTCACAGGTAGATATTTTGCCAGTGACATGGAGACTTTGCAAAAAGCTGTCAACAAGCTCAACGCAAAACTACTGATACACGATATTCAAACACTGGATGACTTCTATTGGCTCATCGATGTGAGACCAACGGGATATTCTAGTGAAGGAGGCTGGGAAGCTCCAAGGTTGCTTGAATTGGAGTTCTCAAGTACCATAACCGAAGACGGAAGACCCTGTCTCACGTTCAATTACAACTATATCAAACCTCTGTAGGAGGAATAATGGACAAGGTACAAGCAACAATCTCAAGAGCGGCCTATCTCAAGGAAAGGGGGTACTCGAACGCTGAAATTGCGTCGCAGATGCAGTGCAGTGAACGCGCGGTTCGGGGCCTTCTTTCGGCTAATCGCAAGAATTACAGCTCCTTTAATGAGACTACAAAAGGAGCAAACGTGGAAGAGCTAGTTAAGGCTGTCGAGAAGACAGACATTGACCTGCCTATTCCGCATCAGCTCGGCAAGCTTCTGACCGGCGTTATCGTCGGATTCGGAGCTACCAAGCTTGCGGAGAAGGCATACGTGTCTATTCTGATGGCTTACCGTGCCCGTCACGGAAGTTCACTGTAGTACAAAGGAGAGCCCAACTCGGGTTCTCCTTTTTCGTTTTCAAGAAAAGGAACATGAATGCTTAAGCTCCCCATTACATATGAGGACTATGACGGTAAGAGCGTCACTGAAGAGTTTTATTTCAACATGTCGAAGATTGAATGGCTTCGATTCCAGGCTGAGTTCAACGGCGGATTCGAAGATGTGATCAAGAAGCTTGTTGAAGCCGAAGATCTCAAGCAGATCATGGCAGAGTTTGAAAAGCTTGTTCTTCTTACATACGGTGAGCGAGACGGAAACAAGTTCCTGAAGAACGACGAGATCGTGAAGGGATTTACTTCAACCGCGGCATATCATCAATTTATTTGGGAACTGGCTACGGACGAAGAAAAGGCAGCGGCTTTCATCAACGGTGTCATGCCGAAGGATCTTGAGCAGGAAGCTCAGAGATTGGAAGCTCAGGCCCAGAACAAAAGTGCAATCGAGCAGGCGGCCGCGGGAAAGACTTTGACACCTCAACCTGAGACTCAGAATGTTTTTGAGAACAACGAGCCTAAGCGAGAGCTGTCTCTGCCACCGCAGCCACCACAGCCACCACCAAGCTAGGAGCATCAGTTGCTACCGGAACCAACCAATTATCAGAGTAATAGTAAAAAGCAAAAGACTAATTCAGAAAATGAGCCAGAGAAGCGGGTAAACCGGGTCGTCAAGGGCGAAGTTGTTGAGAAGCCACTCAGTAACTGGGCCAAGTTCAAGAACATATTCTTCGGCGGAGACTTCAAGTCTGCCGCGAGATATGTGGGGGGTGAAGTACTGCTTCCCGCGGTCAGAAACTTGGCGCTTGACATGATCAACGAAGGCGGTAAGCGCGTCATCATGGGCGACCGTTATGATCGTTACGATCGTCACCACCGCCCAAGTGAGTATCGCCCGAAGACCATTTACAACAGCAGTCCAATCAGAAGAGACCCACGAGATCGTCCATATTTGCCAGATCAACCTGTGCGTAGAGTTGGACGAAGAGAGATCAATGATTGGCTCATTCCCACAAGGACCGAAGCCGAAAGAGCTTTGGCAGAAATGATTGACGCGGTCAACAAGTACGAGATTGTGACTGTGGCAGATTATTATGACTGCCTTGGTTTGGAAGTGGCAGCGCATACGGATAACAAGTGGGGATGGAACTACCTCGGAAACGTTCAAATTCGTCAGGTACGAGATGGGTATGTCATCGACATGCCTCCAGCACAGGAGATTTAACATGAAACTAAGCGGTTTGAAAATCGCTATGACGAGGAATGTGGGTCGAAGCATTCTTCAGCTTAAGAAGAATTCACCGCATATCTTCTTTGTTGCAGGTATGGCAGGTAGCGTCACGAGTACTGTTCTGGCCTGTCGAGCAACACTTAAACTAGGCGAGACTCTGGATGAGATTCAGCATGATATCAAGCAGGCCAAGGATCTTCAGCCAACGTCAGATGTTCAGACGAACTATCCTGCAGAGCAGTGGCACAAAGACATGGGTTATGTTTACGGCAAGGCTGGTTTGAAACTTGCCAAGCTGTATGCTCCGTCAGTCGCGTTGGGTGCGGCATCGATGGCTTGTCTGACAGGGTCACATGTTCAGCTCACCCGTCGTAACGCTGCGATGATGGCTGCATATGCTGCAATTCAGAAGGCTTATGACGACTATCGCGTTCGAGTTCGTGACGAGCTTGGTCAAGATAAGGAACTCGACGTTTATCACGCGACGAAGACCGAAGCCAAACTTGAAGGCAAGAAGAGTACTGAGGTAAAGGTTTCTGATCCGAACGTATGGTCTGCCTATGCCCGATGGTTCGACGAGGCGTCTCGGGAATGGAAGAAAGATCCTGAGCTTAATCGTCTCTTTGTGCAGTGTCAGCAGAACTATGCCAATCAGCTACTTCAAACTCGTGGGCATGTTTTCTTGAATGAAGTGTATGACATGCTGGATATCGAGCGGTCCAAAGCTGGTCAGGTGGTTGGCTGGGTCATTGGTTCTGATGGAGATAATCACATCGACTTCGGGGTCTATGAAACCTTCAGTGCAGCTTTTGTGAACGGAAGAGAGAAGTCCATCCTACTCGATTTCAACGTCGATGGGGTCATCTACGATAAGATTTGAGGAGGTGTAGTGCATATCCAATGGAAGAAGGAATGGGTGATCCCGGTGGGAGTCGGGATCGCTTCATTCGGCGTTGGTGTGGGAGTGGGATATATTCTAAACCGACGTGAGCGCAGCACAGCCAAGGAACAGATCCAGGAACTTCAAGAGCATCAGGTGGAGTTGGATTTCGAGAGGGTAGAACGAACTCGGGAATTCAATCTTTTGCTTCATCAGTGGAGTGATGTAGCCAAAGGTTTGAAGGAAAGCGTCGACGCAATTTTAAGTATTCCTGTGGCTAGTCCTAATGAACGCTTTACGACTTTAGGTGATATTGCTGAGGTTGTAAAGGATCCTCCAGAAGAGCCATGGGTTTACAATGGTGGAAATGCTCACCCTGAAGAAGATCGAAAGAAGCCCGTGGTTGTCAAACCGACTCCAAAGTCTGAACCTGAGCCGGAACGCGTGACGATATTTCCGGACAATGATCCGTCATGGAACTATGATGAGGAGCTTTCCAAGCGAAGTAAGGATACTCCTTATATCATTCATCGTGACGAATTCTTTGAGGAAGAAGAGGGTCGAGATTACAGGCAAGATACTCTGACCTTCTATGCAGGTGATGAAATTCTTTGTGACTCTCAAGACGTGCCTATCTACAAGATTGATCAAAAGGTAGGCAAGCTTGAGTTTGGGAAGGGTTCTGGGGATCCGAATGTCGTGTATGTTCGTAACGACAAAGAAGAGATGGAATATGAGATTCTTCTCGACTCAGGCTACTACGAAGTAGAAGTAAGAGGCGAAGATATTGAAGATGTTCTGACCTCTGGTGATCTGAAACACTCTGTACGTAAGTTTAGAGCGGAATGACCCATGAGCGAAGAGCTGGAGAATCTATATTTCACTTGGCTCTGCGCAAAAGTTGAAGATAGACGTATCGCTCCATACAAAAGACTTCTCAGGAAGCTGCATCAAACCGAGTTTGTCTGGAAAATCATTGGAGACGACAACAGAGTTGAAGACGGTCGGGAGTTGCGGAGAGAGTTTCTCATCGCGGCAGATGCTCCCGACCATCGCGAATGGAGATTAGATCCATCATGCTCTGTTCTAGAGATGCTTATTGCGTTTTCTAGAAGAGCCGAATACATGACTGATGAACCTGCTGACATTTGGTTTTGGGAGTTCATCGATAATCTTGGATTGAAAGGCACTGAACGAAATATTGACGAAATCCTTTACAACTTTATCTGGAGAACATATGAATACAGCGGCCACGGTGGCTTGACGCCCTTAGACAACCCACAATCAGACCAAAGGGATCTTCAAATCTGGCATCAATTTTGTGACTACCTCATTGATAAAGACCGGCTTCCATAAGGAAGGAGGTGTGGATGGATTTTTACAAAATCAAAACGAAAGAAAGCAAAGACAAAGTTATTCAAGTCTATCCCGATTGGGTAGTCGGTCCGATTGAAGATTTGATGGTCCGCGGTGGTTCGTTCTATGCAGTTTGGGACGAAGCTCGTGGAATGTGGTCTACAAACGAGTTTGACGTACAGAGGATTGTAGACGCTGACTTACGTGCCTTTGTCGATGAGTATGAAGAGAAGACGATGCGTGACATCATGCCTCTTTATACTCGCGACTTTGGTACTGGAAGTTGGGAACGCTTTAATCGCTATATTCGTAACCTCCCCGTTAGGGGAACCTATCATCCATTAGATGAAAGCTTTACGTTTGAGAACACTGAAGTCAAGAAGAAAGACTTCGTATCCAAGCGTTTGCCATATTCTTTGGAGAAAGGAAAGACTGATGCGTGGGACGAACTGTTGGGTGTCCTTTATTCGGCCGAAGAAAGAGACAAGATAGAATGGGCAATTGGCGCCATCGTGGCCGGAGACTCGAAGTGGATCCAAAAGTTTCTGGTTTTCTACGGGCCTCCGGCTACAGGCAAGTCCACAATTATCGAAATCATCTCCAAGCTTTTCACGGGCTACACCGCCACTTTCGAAGCTAAAGCTCTTACCGGTAATGGCTCCTTCGGAATGGATTCGTTTGAACACAACCCTCTTGTTGCTATCCAACATGACGGTGATCTCTCCAAGATCGAGGACAACTCAAAGTTGAATTCGATTGTTGGTCATGATGAGATGACTATCAACATCAAGTACAAGTCATCTTTCACCATCAAGTCCAATGCGTTTCTGATTATGGGTACCAATAAGCCGGTGAAGATCACAGATGCTAAAGCAGGTAGCACTCGGCGACTGATTGATATTCATCCGACTGGGGCCAAGATCGAGCCTGAGCGGTATCATGTTCTTGTGGAAAACGTGAACTATGAGCTAGGAGCCATTGCGCACAAGTGTCGAGAGCGTTACCGCAAGATGGGGAAGTTCTACTTCGAGCGTTATATTCCCACTAAGATGATGATGCTCACAGATACGTTCTACAACTTCATCGAGGCTCACTACGATATCCTCAAAGCGCAGGACGGAATTCAACTCAAGCGTGCTTGGGATCTGTACAAGGAATATTGTGAAGAAGCGAACATCGTCAAACGACTTCAGTATCATGAAGTTCGTGACGAGCTTGGAAGTTACTTCGAAGAATTTAAGGACAGACACGTTATGGGCGATAAAGAATACAGGAGTGTTTATGTTGGATTCAAAGGACTACCAGAACAAGGCCCAACGCCGTTTGTACCTGATACCTCTTACGTCATTGAACTGCAGCAATACGATCCGGAAAACTTTGGATCTGCATTTAACAACGCGTATCCTGATCAACCAGCCCAAGAAGCCAAAGCGAGTGGTTTCCCTGGATGGAAATGGGACAAAGTCACTAGCAGTCTGAGAGATATTGATACCACCAAGCTACATTTTGTCAAGGTTCCAGAAAAGCACATTGTCTTGGATTTCGACTTGGTCGATGAAGACGGTGAGAAGGATCTTGAACAGAACATAATCGCGGCATCAAAGTATCCGCCAACTTATACAGAATTGAGCAAAAGTGGAAAAGGCATACATCTTCACTATGTTTATGGTGGCGATGTTCACAATCTTTCTGGTTCGATAGATACAGGGATCGAGATCAAGTCACTTTTAGGGGATAGTTCGTTACGCAGAAAACTCACGAAGTGTAACAACTTGGATATTGCTATACTCAATGGTGGGTTGCCGAAGAAAGAGAAGAAAATGCTCGATAATAAAGCGATTCAAACTGAGAAGGGTCTTCGGGAACTCATCGAGAGGAACTTGCGGAAAGAAATTCACCCAGGCACCAAGCCATCTGTCGACTTTATTCATCATATTCTCCAAGAAGCATACGACAGCGGTATGGCTTACGATCTAACAGATATGCGTCCAACGATTCTGGCCTTCGCGGCGAAGAGTTCTAATCAGTCTTCCGCGGCGATCAAAATTGTGCAGACCATGCACTTTGCTGGAAAGTCTGAAGATAAAGAACCGGAAATTGACAACAAGCCTTTGGTGTTCTTCGACGTCGAGGTGTATCCTAATCTCTTTGTCGTGTGCTGGAAGTCCGAGGGATCTGACCAAGTTGTACGCATGATCAATCCTACGGGGGAAGAAATTGAACCGTTGTTCTCACAGAAACTGGTTGGGTTTAACAATCGACGGTACGATAACCACATTCTGTACGCCCGATACCTTGGCCATTCTGTCGAGGAGCTTTACAACCTCAGCCAAGAGATCATCAACTCGGGATACAGTAACAACTCTCCGTTATTCGGGAAAGCGTATGGAATCTCTTACGCCGATA